GCTTCACGCTCGATGGTAGATTGTAGGGTAGACAATTCGCCTAGCAAACGTCCACGCTCTTCTTTTAGGGCTTTAATTTTATTCATGATTTTTGTTTTTTTTAATAGTTTGTGTATCTGGCTAATGCTAATTTCAAAATATCCGCGCTTGCATTGCTTTGTTTTGCTGCTTCAATCTCTAGCTCTTGATCGCGTAATTGTGCAATGCTGCGAGCGTCCGCTTCTGTATCCTCATACGCGGGATAAGTTACAGGGCTCACGTCGTATAGATCCTCAATTATTGTTATTTTACGCTTGCCCATAGTTCCGTACTTTTCGCTTTCGCTCCAAGACTGCTCTTTAATTGTAAAAGCAAATGAGCTTTGCGTAATGTCTCCGCGCATAATAGAACGCACAACGCTCATGTGCGTAGGGTTCTCGTAATCTGGAATCCAAGTATATTCTAAATTACCGTCGCCGTTTACAAACACTTTGCAAGTGTCTGCCTTTGTGCGGCCCAAAATTAAATCGGCTTCATGATTAAACAAACAACGGATATCGTAATCTTTATTCAAAGCGTTGTCAAACGCCCCGGCCATTATCACCTCTTCAAAATATCCAAGGTCAGTTACTGAATTAATAACGGCAGCGATGCCACCAATTTCTTTTGGCATGCCTTCGCCGTCTGCTCTGGTGTGGACGGTGCCCGTAAATGTGCGCCTTTCTTGTTTCATTTTAATTTATTGTTTGGTTATTTACGCCGTCTGGGTTATTGTTTTTGTCTGCGGTCGCCATAAGGTTTGCAATCTTGGCATCCATATACTCGTTAATCTGACTACTAGGCATTAAGTTGGCTTCGATTAAATATTCGTCGCCACCATCAAACGCGTTAACATCCTCATAAACCCGCGCCTCGTTTCTAGAAAGCCAGCCGCCGCGGATGCCTTTATTATAATAGTCTGCTCGCTCGTTAGCGGAGGCCCTCAATAGTGAGTTAAAATTAAATTTAAAGTAATATGTAAGCTTGTCATTTTCTGTTAACAGCTTGCGTGCTAGTTCCTGCTCAATGTTTATTGCGTAGCTCATTAGAGTACGCGCATAAAAATCTTGATATTCCTGCTCAACGCTTGACTTAATCCCTGCAGTTGCGCCTATCATAGAAGCAGGCACTCCAAAGATTCGTGCAATTTCCTCGCTGCTAAATTTACGGGTCTCAAGATACTGCGCCTCTTCAGGGCTTAGGCTTAATTTCTCCATCTTGATTCCGTTAGGAAGCACAGCGCTACGGCTTGCCCCGTCGATTACGTCATCCAAAGATTTTTTTAACGGCCCCGCTTGATCTATTTTTATTTGGGCGTCTGACGTTAACAAAAATTTCAGTACTCCATTTTTATAAACGCCCGCGCTCTGGCTAATTGCTGCCAAGTCAATACCTAAAGTTTCTGCGTGCAATACTACTGGGCTCAAACCTACCAAAGGATTGTCGCCACACATTCCTTTAAAGTGTAGCATTTCAGTAGCAGGGATCATGCCCGGGTATCCTGCCAGTGTCGTCTTGTAGAATAAAAGGCCGTCCTGCATGACAGGGGTAACGTACTGCGGCGCGATTGGGTGCAACTCTATGCCGATATTCCGAACATCGCGATTAATAAAAGCGTATGCGTTGCCAGTTAAAGCTAAGTGGCTAGTCATGTACTTTGTAAAATCGTATTTAGTTTGATAGGCGTTGGGCTCGTTAGTTAAAGCTGTGGCGTAGTGGATTATTATTTGATCCCTGTTCTGGCCGTCATCTTTATACAATTTCAAACCAAGCCCCGCGATTCCATCCGCAATAACTCTAACGCAAGCGTGCACGGATGCAATGCTTAACGCCGTTGTATTATTTACGGCTTGGCCGCTTTTGGTTTGATAGCCAAAAATATTGTTTAAGGTATTTACAAACCAGTCCGCGGGCTGCGTTAGCATTGACCGCTTTTCTGTTTTCCGTTCCCAAAATCGTAGATTCATCGCCCGCAAATTACAACCTCTTTAATTCCGCCGTGTTAACAAATCTTATTTATTCCGACCTTGAGCTAGCCACCTGCAAAGAGCCGAGCGAAATACATCGTAGTTTTTATAGCGTGGCACGCCGTACCTTTCCAAGTACTCTGCCTCGGTTGCGTTATAGGCATCCTCGTAAGTTCTAAACTTAGGGAGGTTAAAATAATACTTGTTCATAAAATCGTCAACGAATCTCATAAGCTTATAAACCAGAAGTCTGTTTCTTTTTCTTTGGCAGCGTCTTGCATAGCCGTGCCCAAAGCCATCACAATACTAACAGGCCCATCGACCTTATCGCCGCTCTTTGCTTTGTTAATCTTAATATTGCCCGCAGGATCATTAGCAAGTAATACATTGCCCATCATCCAACGCGTTACTGGGTTGCCATCGTGTTTAAGCCTGCCGTCTTTTACTAAGCGCTCAAGTTCCTTCGTCGGGCTGCTCATTGAAATAAAGCCCTGACCAAACGGGAACATTTGCAACCCCTCGTTTTGTAAATCAATTACAAGCTGCGAAGCGTTAAAACGATCGTAAGCAATATCTTTAATATCAAACTCCAATGCCAAATCTAATATCTGGGCCTTAATAAAATTATAATCCGTTACGTTTCCCTCGGTTGCAGTAATTACACCGTCCGCAATCCATTGCCTTATCGAAGCGCCTGCTGCATCCTTTCTTTTGTAGGCTGCCTCGCTTGGCAAAAAGTACCAAGTCCTAATCGCTGAGTATTCGGGCCAATACAAAGTAAAGGCGCAAAAGTCTCCAGTGCTCGCCAAATCCAAACCGCCGTAACAAATACCGTCTAGCTGTTGAGACTCGGCGCATTCCATCCAAGTACTGTCATTAATCCAAGTCATGGCCGTATCTGTCCACACATTTAGCAGTTTGGTTTTAAATTCAACTTCTTTGTGTACAAATTCCTTTGCCTCGGTTAGCGCCTGCTCTAACTGACGCGGATAAACACTTACGCCCCAATTAGGATTGGCCTTTGCCCAGTTTGCCGAGTCTGTCCAATCGTCGCCTTCGTCCAAAGTATAGATCACCGAAAATAAAGCATCGTCTACAATGGCCCCAGATAAAACAGAGGCGCAGTAATTGCGATGCTTGTAGCACGGCGACTCACGATTAAAGCCTGCGGTCGTAATTGTAAATAACAACGGTTGCCTCCTTGCCCCCATCGAGTTGCGCAATACGTTATAAAGCTCATCGTTTGGGTGCGCGTGGTATTCGTCAATAACGGCAAAGTGCGTGTTTAGCCCATCCTGTTTACTGGGGTTCCACTCGAGGGGCTTATAGATACTTTGCCCGTAAAGGATGCGCCGATTGTTTACACTGTTGTTAACGGTTAACGATTCTGCTAGCCAGTCGACATTTTGGCAAACTCTAACAGACTCTGCAAATACCATCATGGCTTGGTCGAGTTTAGTAGCCGCGCTATAAACTTGCGCTGCGCTTTCCCCGTCGGCCATTAAGCCGTAAAGCATGACCGCCGAGCTAAAAGTAGATTTGCCATTTTTTCGGGGGACCTCAACATAAGCCCGCGTAAATCTTCGCGAGCCGTCGGGATTGAGAAACCCAAACAGATTCCAAACTATAAACGCCTGCCACCCCTCCAACTTAAAAGGCTTGCCGGCATAGTCGCCCGTCGAGTGCTCAAGCTGTTCGATAAAGTCGATGGCATGCTGCGCGTAGTTTTCACTAAACCCCCAACCGTTTGCGCGGTCCGACAGATAACGGTTAACAGCATTGCGCACGTGTTCGCACACAACTACGCGCCCACTCACTACGCCCTCAATATACTGCTCAGCTATTCGCAAAGAAATAATCTAAAGCTATCTGCGCAAGGTATTGGTTTCTGTAAAGGTGCGGCGTATCGCTCCAAAGGCCATCCTTTCCACATGGCTTGAAGCCGCTGCCCTGATCACGGCAAAGGATAAAATGGAATCCGCTTGGCTCGATTCTAAAACTTACGCTCTCGGTTAATTCCACTGGCTCGGTTGTTTCAATTTTCTTTTTCATGCTATTTTTGATTTTTGTAAAAGTTCCAATTTACTTACTGGCGCGCTCTTGCCTGTTTCAATCTTGCCCCTCGCGCTTGGCGTTACTCCAAAGAGTTGGCCCATTTGTGTAGCTTGCTTAAGTGCTCGGCTCCTAACATCATACCAGGGCGAAATAACTTTATCACCGAAACGATTTAACACAACTTCGCCCTCCGCCTCTGTCATTCCGCACGCTTTCTTATAAAGTCCTAACTCGTTGCAGTACCCGGCAACTAATCCCAAGTCAACGCCTGTTAACAAATGATTGTTTTTTAATTCCTTGCAAGTGATATCCCAATACTCAAAGCCCAAAGCGTTTAAGTGCGCAGGCGGTTGCGGTACCCCTTCGCTTAGTTCGACAATCATAGGCGCGGCTAATTCCCTGCTCGGGCTTAGCGTTCCCTTCATTACCTTAATTTCGGTTGGTATTCGTGGCCTTCCTTTCATATTTACAAATATAGTCTAAAATTTAGTACATTTATTTTTGCACGGGTGTGAATAAAAATAAGACCCGCGGTTTTGAGTGCATAGGCTAAAGATTGTTAGGGGGGTATGGGGTCGCATTTCTTTCTCGCGCGGACTTAGAAGCATGGCAAGAGTTGCACAGGGGCTGTAAGTTATCCATTGACCAGAACTCGCCACCTAATCGCACTGGCTCGATGTGATCTACCATCTGGGCAACTGTCAGCAAGCCCAGCGATTCACAGTTAACGCACAACGGATTGCATTGCAGCACCTGCTCGCGCACGTTACGCCATCGCGTTGTATTGTATCGGACCTCGACGAAAGAACCTTTAACGTAAGGACGCTTAGGCTTTCCCTTATCTCCCTTTGGTTTGTTAACGCTTGGCATCTAAGCTCATGATTAAGTCCTGAAACTCTGCTAAGGTGCGCACTATCTTATAGGGTAATCCCGCCTCGATGCAATGCGCCTCGAACTGACGCTGTGCAGGTGACTGTATACCTACATCAGTCTTAAGCTCAACGAACCCAACCCAACCCCTGTATACAACTAACAAATCCGCTGCACCCTTATAGAGTCCCGTTGCCTTCATCGTTACCGCTGTCATCTTATCCCTTAGCCCTCCATTAGGTATGCTCAGGATCATGCAACGCTTATCGTGGATGACATAGGTATTTTGATACCATAAATAAATACTTTGTTGTAATTGATTCTCATTCATATATATATATTCTTTAGTGTCCTATTTAGTGGAATATGCAATGTAGCCAATGCCAGTAAGGGATACAGCGTATTTTCTACACTTTCTACAGAGAGCCCAAAATGCAATGTAGCCTGTGCTGGCTTAAGATACAGCCCCTTTCTACACTTTCTACAGAGAAATACAAAGACTTTGGAAAGTAGTAAATAGAAATTAGGTAAAATACAGGGTAGTATAATACGCTCAGCAATGTTATGTATTTTCGTGTAGAAAGTGTAGACAAACGCCAAAATCGACCTCAAACCCAAGCCTAGTAACGCTACAGAGAAAAGCCGTTTTTTAGTCATTTTGTAGCGTTTTTATCTTTCCGACCCTAAAAACTCTCTGGCTCTTGCCATTTAGTTTAGTCACCCGTTGCAAAAATCCCATGTTTTTTAACTCCATTCCTAGCTTTCGAGTGTCAAAAATCTTCTGATTTGAGCACAATTCTAGGTAAATTTTGATTTCTGTATTGCTTAAATATGTGCTATATTCGCCTTCTTTTGGATTAAATAAAAATTGATTTATTAATTCAGCCTCAAAATTAATAGCGTTAAATTCGTCGCTATTTTCGTTTAATTCTGCTATGTCAGCGCTTGATAGTTCCCAATTAAAGCCACTTTGGTATAAGTCATAAAAGGCCATAAATAGCGCTGATTTGTCAATAGCGTTGTATTGAGTTTGGTTGACTGCTGTTACATTGACTGGCAAAATACGGCGGTTGCCTGTTGGGTCGCTGATTAGGCCCAAATCGTTTGTAGTTCCTGCTAATACGGCCAAGCGTTTTAGATCGCGGTGAGTGCGTCCGTAAGGTAAACGAATAGAGAAACTGGCTTTGCTTGTTAGTTCCTTAAAGCGCTTAGATTCAAGCTTAGACTTGCCACCGAACTCGTCATCCATAATGATCAGCTTTTTTGTGAGCAAAATATCGTCATCTTTGCCGCCGTCAAGTTTAGACTCGGCATAGTAATTGGATAACTGAGGGGGCAAAAGGCGCCTAAAAAACTCTGTTTTACCTGTGTTCTGCCGTTCACCTGCTAGAACGAGCACCAAAGGACTAGTTTTGCCAAATATACTTGCTATCATTCCAACGCCCCAATGCGTAATGTATTTTGCAACGTTGGGCGTAGGCGTTTCAATACAGGCCGCTAGATCCTGAATAAGCGACTGGCTTCTGCTTATGGATTGATTTAGCCGTATAAAATCCTCGAAAGGGTTGTAATAGGTCGTGAGTTCAGAGTACACTACACGGCAAAAGAACTCAAAGCTTATCTTATTATCTGTAACCTCGCTAAAGCGCAAATACATCGTATTTAAGGCCATATCGTCTATAATCTTGGCCCTGTTATTAAATAGTACCGTGCGGTCCTCTAAATCGTTTGTTATAGTATTGTAAAACAGTTGGTAATTATTGGACAGGTATAGCTGCACTAATCCGAGGTTAGTCTGCCCAACCAATGCGAGGTTAACGTTGGCCTCGTATACTGCTGCCGCGGTCTCTGTGGCTTTCTCAATATCCATACCCTGCAGGCGTGCAATTTCAATAACTGACTCCTGACCGCGCCCTTGTTTCTTTGCCATTTTGGCTATATTCTCGAGCTTAACCGATTGGGCGGATTTTAGTTCAACGCCTGCCTCCTTGGCATAATAGTAAAATGTGGCTATCGTTACTTTGCTTAGGCCCGTGTCGCGCAGGCAGTATGTAAATTGTTTGTCTGCCTTGGCAGGGTCGTATTTATCATTTTGCGCGCATACGGCGTGAAAATGCTCGCGCCCTCGTTCGCCAAACTCCGAAGCCAGTGCAAAGCCAATGCTCAGGTAGTTGGCATAAACGCCCCCTGTTAAATCGTACCCGCCCCTACAAATCCTATCTATAAGCTCGTCGAACTCATTGCCAGTTAGCACAGTGTTAACGACCTTGGGCTTTGCCTCCTTTTTTGGGTATTCTTTAAATACCTTGCTAGAGGGGTTGGTAAATAGCGCAGGATCCATAGACAGGAACCTTAAGCGGCTGACATTTTTACAACTCGCATCAATTAGCTGCCCGTAATTGCGGAAATAGTATGTTTTTAGCCCGTTGAACGCATCCAAATGCCTGTCGGCTTCTATTCGTACGATTGCAGCCAATCCATTGCCTGAAGCGCTTAAATGAGCGGCAAAGGTGTATGGGTCTTTTGACAACTCTGCCTTAAGCTGCCCGGGATTCTCTACCGCGTCAAAATCTATGCAAATAAGCCCTGAGTGCGTTAGTAGGTTTGCATTTTTTACCGATTCCTTAAAAATTCCGCTTATTGTTACCGCAGGGATCTGTTGCTTAATTTCTGCCTGCTGGTCCTTGGATAAGGCGGCCGAGTTTCTGAAGGCCTCAATGCTGTTTATATACGTGCCATTCCTTACAAGCTCCAGATATTCCGTAATGGGTATTACAGTAAATTTGTGGCTCAGTTTGATGTTAGGCAGGAAATTTATTTGCATATCGTAATGGCTAGCGGGTGCTCGGTAAGTGTGCAAAGTAGATCGCCATTAAGTTTAGCGTCTCGTATGTATTCGCCATCCTCGGTATACAGTCCAATCTGTTTAATTAGTATCCCTTCCGGGATGACCTCCACCCAAGATATTCGGGCGTGGGTCGGTTTGTTGTTTTGTGGTGCCATTTTTTAAAGTTATTTCAATCTGATTTATTAGTGCTTGGAACTCTTCTAAGGTGGTTCCGTTGACCTTGCAAATTTTAAACAGGGGTACAAACTTAGTTTTTTTTCTTTTACTAAAATAATAAATACCCCTGTTAGGGATTATGGCGTAATTACTCATTGGCCAAATTGATTGTATTTTTTATCGGTAAAAGGTAAAAGAGCTTCAACTAATTTTTCATGACTACGAAATTCTCCGTAAAATAAAGTTGGATTTTCACGCCTCCAACTATGTCTATTTAATGGGTGTGCTGTATCTGAATAGTTTTTATTTTCTTTTTCTCTACAATATGGGCAATATTCAATAGTCCCTAGTAAAGTCACCATATAAAAAGTGTGCCATCCGTAACCGCCCGAGGCGTCGGTGGTGCCTGTTAAAAGTCTAATTTGAATTGCATTTGCCGACAGCATTTCAATAACATCATGCAGCATTGGTTTACTCATAACAATTTCTCGTTACCATCACCCAATTTAATGAAGCCCGAATCCTTGGTGCTTCCAGTGGCGCGGATAAAATCTATTTCAATCTTTGCGCTGTTGATAATTACTTGCCCGACGTCTGCCATTGCCTTAGCGGTTGCTATGTCGATGTCGCCATCTTTCAGGCGTTCCAGTGTTTCAAAAAGGTGATCCCTTAAGTCGTTAATTTTGTTTCGTGCCATGTTGGTTAATTTTTCTAGTTATTTGTTTTTTTATGTGAATTACTGCCCGCAACTCAGCGGGTAAATTTTGGATGTGATTGCGTCGCATATTCTCTGAGCGGTCAATAAGCTCGAGGTTATCAATGCAAACGTTTAGCCTATTGCGGTCCTTAAATACGACAAACAGCCCTTTTGGTATTTCGCCGTGATGCTGACGCCAAAGAAGCCAATGCACAAACTCAAAGCCTTTGTCGGTTTTCTCTACCAAGTAGCCATCCCTGGTACTTCGGTATCCGATTGGCTTGGTATTGTGAGGCAAACCTCCAGCTTTAAACTGAGTCTCTACGCCTCCCATTTGCAATCCTTTTAGCCCCTTATTCCAACTCTTATGCCCTTTTTTAAACTGGGTGGCTATGTTGGTTTCCTTAATTCGACCGCCATAGTTTTGCAAATAGTGCTCAGATTTAGACAAATCCAAACGCTTTGCTTTATTGTAAATCTGCTTCACTGTGCAGTTAAATTGCTTGGCTAAATCCGCTGTAATTGTATCGGCGTAAATTTTAATCAATAGCCGGGTTTCTTTTGGTGTCCAGTATTTTCTCATCCTGCAACCTCCCCCAATCTTATAGTAAAATTCTTAACTGGAGCGCCCTCTGCAAAATCCCTTTCTTTGCGCCATCGGTAGCCATCGGTATAACCTTTGGACCGCCAAAAGCGTTGCAACTCTGAGTAATTGGCAAAGTATAGCACACGCTCAATAAAAGCCTGTTTGTACTTTTTAACCCGTTGCAAATCGTATAGATCGGCGGGATTTTTGGCAATGTCGTAAATCTTACGGCCCTCAAGTTTTGCGGATTTTTGGTAATTTAACAACTTTAAAGTTGCAATAACCTCCGCCTCAGTCTTAGCCGTTGCGGGAAACTCCGCCCCACAATTAGCACAAATCCGCGCTGAAGCGTAAGCTACAAAACCGCACGCTGGGCAGTCCTTAACAGGGGCCACGCCTTCGCCTTTCTTTTTAGGATTCTCGAACAGGTGCGCCCAATCGCGCGGCTCCTGCCAGAAACCTAAGCGCGTTACATTCTCGCCAAAGTCTAAGATTGTAAAGGCCGATTTGGTTTGAGTCCTGCGCGAGGCTCTGCCCACCATTTGCAACCATAGTGCAACCGACTTAGTAGCTCGATTAATTACTACCACCTCAATATCTGGGCAGTCGAAGCCAGTCGTCGCTATTCCGCAGTTAACTAGGATGCCGTTTTTTGATTGGGTAAAGGCTTCAATAATTGCCGGGCGTTCCTTTGTGTGTAAATCCGAATGAGCTACAAAAACCCTATCTGTTCCCAACTCCTTAGCAAATGCCTCGGCCGTGTTGATCGTGGCGCTGATGTTCACACAAAATACAATAGCCTTTTTATCAGCCCATTTTTGGCAAAATTCCTGCACTACGCCCTCATAAACTTTCGGCTTGTTAAAAGCATCGTCTAGGCTTGCCTCTGTATACTCGCCTCGGGCCGTCGCTAATTTAGAAGTGTCGACGGGGTGCATTGCGTAAGTTTTAGGAACCGCAAGCCATCCCTGTTCAATCAATGGCTCTATGCCAACAGGGCAAACGATGGCGTTATAACTTTCTTTTAACGGGGGGCTACTTACAGGCGTTGCCGTCGCTCCGATTACAAAGCCATTGAACCCTTTCAATACCTTTCGGAAGTTGCCAATATGCGCTTCATCCACTACTAGTAGGTCATACTGCCCCAAATCCAACCCCCGCTTAATTGCGTTGTTCAGCGTCTCCACCATTAAAATATCGCAACTATTTAGCCGCCCCGCTTGAGTCAGCAACTCCCTGCGATGCGTTAGGATTGCAACCCGCTTACCCTTCGCCGCTGCCCGCGCTGCTATGTCCGAAAATATAACAGTCTTGCCCGCTCCAGTAGGTAGGCAAAGGATCACCCGCTTACTGCCGGAAGCAAACGCCCTCTGCACTTGGGCCACGCTATCCACTTGGTAATCCCTAAGCACTTTGCACCTCCATTCCTAACCCTTCGACCTGCTCAGTAATACAAAGCAACTCTTTGGCGGTGTTGTAAATCCGCCTTTCCTCGCGCCTATACTCTAGTGAATTGCTAAACTGCTTAAAGCTATTAATAGCGGTGCTGTGATCGCGGTGAAGCCTGCGCCCTATTTCGGCATAGTGCAGGGCGTAATCGTGGCGAAGTAGGTAGACGACCAAATGCCTAGCCGTCATAATATCCCCGCGCCTCATTTTACTGAGCACCTCCGCGGGCGTTACATTGCAAACCATACAGGCCACCTGCAGGACTTTCTCAAACTGCCCCATTTTGGAAGTGAACTTAATTTTCGGTGCTAAAATTTCCTTTTTTAGCCCTGCTATTTCCTTCTCATACTTTGCAACGGTGTAAGCCAGTTTGTTCTCAAGCTCCCGAACTCTTCTGCTGCTCTTCGTGTAGGCTAGTATATAGTCCATCAAATTTAGTTGTTTGTGTGGTGAGTATTCTGTCCCTGCTGCGCATATCGTTCTCGTGAAACCGTATGCGCTCCAAGATTTCCAAGGAAATTAATGACTGTCTGAGTCGTTCCTGTTCCGTTGGGCTCAGTAATGCCCAGACGTATGCTGTAATGCTTTTTTCTTTTTCCATATAAATAATGCGCTGTTTTGTCTGTGATGTTTAAACGCTCACCGATGGAGCGCCAAGTAAGGCCGAAGTCATCCCGAAGGATTGCAACGGCCCAAATTAGGTTATAGTTGCTCATTGTTACGGTGATTCATTTATAAGCCTTTCGCCGTTCCAATAAATAACAGTATCCGTAACCCTGTGCTCTGTCGTTTTAAATTTATCATTTTTAAAAGCCCAAACTATTAATATAATTATCATTAATAATAGTATAATTTTTGCCGTTTTTTGTTTATTATTTGTCATTGCTCACCTCCTTTAACGCTTTTTTCTTTGCCCTCTCCTTAGCCTTTCTAAGCCTTGCGTTTTCTCTGCGTACCGCTTCCCTTCCCTCCAGTGCAAAAAGTTTCTGTAACGCGCTCGCTAGGTCATTCTCAGCAATTAAGCAGCGGCGGGTTAAATCGTCGCCCCTGCCTTCCCAAGTCTTTGCTTTGTCATTCGCTCCAGCAACCTCGGCGCGGTAGTCTAGCAGTTGAGTCTCGTACTTAAAAATCAAACTGCTTTTTTTCTTTAATTCTCTGCTCAAACCTCGCACCTGAGCGCGGGAAGCATTTAACGCCAAACCTAACGCAACGGCTAGGAGGGTGGCTAGTGTGGTGTAAAGTATCATTTTTGTTTAGTTTTTCTTTGCGTTAGCATCTGAGTGTACTCATCAAAATGCGGTATAAATTCGTCGCGTTCAAACTCGTAAGGCCGAGCCTCTGGAAGGTTGTTAAGGTCGCGCTTGTACTGTTTAAACTTCCAAGCGATAAAGCTAACTGCAACGGCTAAAGGGGTTGCTAGAATAAGGTAGATTAAGTCCATAGTTGTGGTGGTTTTTTGGTTTTTGTATGTGCAAATCTAATCAAGTTTTACACGAAACAAAATAAATTTTAAAATATTTTCAAAAAAAAGCCCCGAGCCGAAACCCGAGGCTAAACTAAAAAATTAGCACCACACTAATAAGGTGCAAAAGTATTACAGCGTATCCAGTACCTCATTAATCCTGCGCAGAGTTGTTAACGTCTTGGGTTCCTTTTTTGCCCAATGGCTTAGCACCCCTCTATTT